TGTTAAGTCCTTCTGGATGATCTACCTCTCCGAGAACACTATATCCTCCTTGAATTTGATCGTTGAGAGTTTTGACAGCCCTGCCAATTTCTTCTACAGGATACACACGCTGGTTTGCATTGCGTACACCGCCCTGGATGCAAATACCTTTTAGGTAAAGATCCTTTCCTTCGTTAGCAGACTCAACAACCATTTGTGCTTGGTCGAATGTCAGATGCTCTCTTAGTAGGTTTCCCATTCAGCTTCCTTATTTACTTGCCGACTACAGATGATTTGTTATCAGCGTTTTCTGGCTTACCTTTTTTCTCTGCACCGTGTCCTGGCTCGCTTTTGCCAGCTTTAGACGCTTTACCGCCTGGTACATTGATGTTTCCGCCATCTTGGTCTTTTGCGTTTAAATCACCTAGACCAGCATGGTCGCCGCTTCCTGCTTCTCCGCCTTTAGCGATGTTAGCTGAAGTGCCACCCATGTCATTTGCTCCTGCTACTGGTGACTTTGTGTTGTCGCCATTGTCGCCTGAGCTTTTCTTTTCTGCGCCGTGTCCGCCTGCTACTTTGTCAACGTACTCGCGCATTTGTTCTCTTTCTGATTTTGCAGACTTAGACTCTTCTACTTCTTTTTCATCAGCTTCGTCAACTTCTTCATCAGATGCTTCGTCTACTTCTTCGTCAGCAGCTTCGTCTACTTCTTCGTCAGTTGCTTCAAATGCAAATGCTTCTTCTGGCTCTTCTTCACCAGCTTCGTCGCCTTCGCCTTCGTCGCCCATCATTTTTTCAAATTCAGCTTTTAGGTCGTCTAGTGCATCTTCAAGGTCAACTACGCGATCTTCAAGGTCTTCATCTTCTTCACCTTCTTCGTCGCCTTCTTCGTCGTCGCCTGCTTCGATGTCACCCATCATGTCGTCTACTGGATCTCCGCCCATTTCAGGCTCACCTTCGACTTCAAATTCGTCTAAATCAAAGTTTTCGTCAACTTCTTCGTCGCTTGACTCATCTACTTCTTCATCAGATGCTTCATCTACTTCTTCGTCAGTAGCTTCATCTACTTCTTCGTCAGTAGTTTCTTCGACTTCTTTGTCTTCTTCTTCGATTTCTAAATCTTGTTCAATTAAGTTTGCATAGATGTCTCTTGACTTCTCTACAACAATTTCGTGGAATAGTTCTTCTGCACCAGCTTTGTCTTCATTAACAAGACGCTCGAGCATTTCTTCGAACTTGTTTTTATCTGCCATTTTTGTTCTCCTATAAAAGTTATACCTATGGTAAGGCTGTCACTATTATTTAACAAAATGGGGGAAATATGCGTAGATATAGGCTCAAAAGAGGCCTTTTTTGCATATGTTAGGAAAAATTGAAGATTTTTTTAAAATCTCCAAGCTCTATTGTACTAAAGTTATCAAAATTATTTAGTTCTATAGGCTGATAATTATCTGGTGCTATAACTCTATGAAAGTTTGTTTTTTTGTTATCTCTTATAACTTGTTTGGTTTGTCGTAGCCAATTACCGTAAAATGTTGCGGCTTCATTGCTTTTTTTATAGTTTTTTGTATCGGCGTATAGGTTATTAAATTTAGATCCGTTATCTAATCCTTGGAAGTCAAACCCTAATATGTAAATATCTTCGTATTCGTGTTCAGCTGCTAGCCATAATGCTGTTGGACCACTACTCCAGCCTTTACTTGGTTGAAAATAATTAATGTTTTTAATTTCTGAATATGCTTTATTATGATTTGTCCATACTTGATTTGTATTTTGATACCCACTACGTGATATTTCTAGTATCATTTTAACGTCTACAGCAATTAAATAGTCAGGAGAAAAGGTCCTGTACAAAGCATTACAACCATAAACTCGGCCATGCTTTTGTAAATCCTCTGGTAATATCGACTTTCTGCTAACACCGTTGCCTAAGACAAAGGCAATGCTAGTTTTCGCTGAATGCTTTGTTTCAGCAATACGTTGTTTTTGTTTTTGGAGTTCTTTTTCTAGTCTGCGGCGGTTTTTAATAATCCGCCATTCCTCTTTTGTATAAAGAGTCTTATCTATTTTTGCCATTAAACAGCACCGCCGGCCTCCGCTTGTGCTGCTATTCCGTACATCTGTCTAATAAAGTCTAATTCGTTGTCTACTTCTTCTTGATGTAACTCAGACGCTTTACGAATTCTATTAATTTGACCGAGCGTTAATCTAGTTTGCCTTGTATCAGTTGCTTTTACAGGTGAATCGTCGTGTTGCGGCTCGTAGCTCTTGTCTTCTACGGGCTCAATAGTTTCTCTATCAAAATAAAATAATTCTCTAAGTATCATATTGTATTTATACCGTTTGGTCTGTAGTTGCCGGACTAGCGCCTAGCTCTTGGCCTGTTGTAGTTTCTGGAGGAGTTCCTTCTCCACCGTCTTCTGATGGGACAGATGCGTCTACATCTTCCATTCCGCCCATATCTGCATCTATTCCTGCTCCTGAAATACCACCACTACGCATTTCTCCTGCGGCATCTGTTGCTGGAGTTTCAAGATTTTCGTCATTTTCTTCACGCCATAAACGTTCATTCTCTGCAATTTCTTCTTCTGTCATGCCTAAGAACCTTTTTAGTGCAAATCTATTAGAAATATATGGTATTGCACTCATTTGTGTGTATGTAGGTACTCTAGCATTGTCAACTTCGCTTTGTCTGTATGCTGCAAAGTTCTGTGGAGGTTGAAATTTAAGATCAAACATTGAAGTATCAACATTTACACCTTTTTCTAACAAGTATTTTTTAAATTCTTGATCAAATTCTTCGATTAGCATGTTTTGCAGGCGTTCGCAATATGTATTGAATCTTAATTCTTGTATATACGCTGTTCCTACTCTTCCATCGTTGTACTGACTACTTGCATCTTCAGCACCTGTGGGCAAATATGAGGACGGAATACGTAAACCACGCACGAGCTTATTAGTAAAGTAACGTAAATCGTCAATTTCACCTAAATTAGTACCACCAGGCAACGTTTCTACTTTAGATCCTCTACCTTCTGCTGTTTGCGGAAAGAAATAATCTTCATTTATGCTTAACGGGTTGTAACTACTGTCTATAACATTCGTACCCCCGCCTGTTTGGCTTGGAATACGTCTCTGGTGGATCTCGGTTTTAACTCTTTCTACGAATTGCATTGCTAAGTGACTAGGCATGTTACCTACATCAACATAAAATACACGCCTTTCTGGAGCACGTTGTACTCTGTATATAATAATTGCATCTTCAAGTAGTTCTTTTTGCTTATAAACTTTAAAAATAGTTTCTAGCAAAGAATTACCAAATGGATAATTGTTGTCTAAACCTTCACTCATACTTAAATGAACTACATGTTTAGCATCAACAGCAATTTCTGCTTCTTCTCTGCTCCATCTAGTACCTGCTTGACTTGCAGATTGGCTTCCTATGTAACCTTTACCAGCACTTGCACTTTGATGACTACCCATTCCGCCATTGTTTACTTGGCCATTTGTTTGATGTGGTGTTGTTGCTACAAGATCTTTAAAATTTAGATTAAAGTCTTTTATAACATATTGCTCTGGTGTTTTACCTTCTGACTCATTAACAATAATTTTTGTTAAGTTGGCCGCATCAACATGGAAAAGTTTGGCAGTTTCTGGATCTCTAACAAAAATTTGATCGCCGTATTTGAAAGCGTTACGTATTAATCTAAACATACGTGTTTCAAACTTGTTTAGTTTACACCATTGTTGTAAATATTTTTGTAAAATTGTTATTTCTGTATTTGTTGCTTTATTTTTAAACTCAAAAGAGAAATTTGTATTGTTTTGATCGTTCTTTTGAGTACAAAACTCAGCGAGAATGTCTAGTGCAGCATTGACTTCCGAATCACTGTCCATTGTGTTGTATTGACCATAACGTTCAACACGATTAGGACTACCAACATATACATCAGGTAAGTGTGAGTTATAGTTTCTAGCCGCCGGACCTGGCTGTAATCCGCTATTTAAACCAGCAAAAGGACTGTAACTTCCGTCTGCATTGTTTCCTGTTGGTACAGGTGTAAAATATTTCTTCCAGCTCATTGTTATCCTTTAGTCAACCATCTCTCTTGTTAGATTTCTATGCTGTCTGTTTATGTCTCTTATTTCAGATAGTAATGTATTCATTGTTTCTAGTCTAGTATTTAACTGATTTGCTACTTCTTCGCCCATTCCTGAACCCATGTTCTTAATTACATCAGCCGCTGCTACTCCAGATCCTCCACCAAACAAGCCGCCGCTGTTAGTTTCTGCTAATGCGTCATTCATGTCTTCAAGAGCTCTTGCTAGTTCTTGCATATTTCTATTATACTGTGAAAGTGCTGTTGTGTCAAGTCCATTTTCAAAAACTTCTATATTATCTTTGAAGTTTTCTAAAGCATTGATTCTCTCAAATGCTCCTGCAACTCTCTCCATGCCTGCACCGATGCCACTTAGTTTCTCTAAATTCGCAACAGCGTCCTCTGAAATTCCTAATTGTTCAGCAACTTGGGCCTGTTCCGGAGTAGCACCATCTGCTGTCAATGACTCGTTTATTGCACCGCCAGCTGCTGAACCGCCCCACCAACCTAGTGCGCCGCCTAATAAACCACCAATTGCTGTACCTACTATTGGAACTACTGAACCTGCTAACGCACCTGCCGCTGCACCTGCCGCTGCACCTGCCATGCCGCCGCCTGTTTCTGCTACACTTTGTTGTTTTTCTTCTCTTGTAAGTGTATCGTCGGTTAGAGTACTACCAATTTCGTATGCACCTAATAATAAACCTAACGGACCAAGCCTTCTAAGTATACCTTTAGCGGCACCCATTCTTCCTGTTGTTCCTGCCGCACTGGTACCAGTACCAGTAGTAGGGGTGCGGCCTGGCATTAGTCTTCCAGCAAGACTAGTTGCACCTGCAGCCAATGCACTTACTACCGCTCTTGCGCCAAAAAGTCCGGTTATAGCGGCTACTAACCCTGCTATTACTAGCGGATCTGAAAACAGTGCTGTGAATCCATCTTTAATTGCTGTGAATACACCGTTCATTAGCGTAGTTCCTAGTGCTTCAAGATGTGGACTTAGTGCAGCACTTATATCTGCAAATGCATCCGCTATTGCTTGCTTTGGATCTTCAGCAAATGCCTCAAGAAAGTCTTTAACAGCGCCTGCGGCACCGCCTGATCCGTCTGTTCCTACTAAAAATTCTTTAAATGTTGTTAAAGCCGTTTGGAATTTTGATCCTTCACCTTCTTCTCCTACAAAACCTTGGAACCAAGAAGTAAATTCGTTTAATACTGGAGTAAGAACACTTACTAACGGATTAATAAAGTTTTCCATGAGAGCTTTTTTAGCTTCGCCGACCGCTGTTAAGAATTCACCCATTGCATTTAGTTCACCGTCATCAGGTGGGGTAACTCTTCCAGCTTCGTAATCTTCCATGAATGCATCTCTTGCAAAGATAAGTCCTTCACCTGTGTCTCGAAAATACCTTGATAGTAGTTCTTGGTTACCAGAAAACAAGTTTGCTATTTCACTAGGTACACCTTCAGCACCTGCGGCCGCAGCTTGTAATAGATTTTCTAAGTTTCCTGCACTTCTTACTTGTGATTCTAAATAGTCGGCTATTCTGTCGCCTTGCGTTGACCTAAACTGTTCTAAAGTTACACTTTCGTCTAGTGCTTGTCCTAATTGATTTCTTAATATTGCCGCAGACTCAGATTGTGTTGCATTATATAATTGTAAATCTCTTGTTATTGGCGGCATTCCTAAAAATTCAGCTTTTAGAGCATCAACAGCAACTTGGCCTCCTTGTGCCATAGCATCTGTCATAAGAGCATTCATTTTATCACGCTCATCTTTGTCCATTCTTGCAAGTTCCATTTGGAAAGCCAGGTCCATTTGGGCTTGTGCAATTTTATCTTGCTGTGTTTTAATATCTTCGCCTGTTAACTTTGAAAGTGTTAACATGTTTTTGGTTAAACTGGCCGCTGCTTCTGCTTGAGCGGCTCTATCTTGAACTTCTGCTCTCGATCCTGCCCTGTTTAAATAAGCAGATAAACTCATTTGTTCGTTTATCTGTTCCATTGACAAGCCCATTGCTTGTAGTTGAACTAGTGTTTCACCACCTAAATTGTCAGTCATTTGTGCAACTTGTCTTGCACCTTGTGTAACATTACCACCAAATGCGGCTAACATTTTGCTGTTGTTGGCTACCATTGAAGAAAATTCTTCTAGTGGTAAACGTGCATCAGCTGCGGTCTGCCTTAGATCTGCTAAACTGTATCCAAAGTCTGCACCACTTGCAGCCATCATTTTAAAATTAGAATAACTGTTATCAATTATTCCGGTAAACATAGTCAATGCACTTCCAACTATAGGAACATGCTGTGCAAAACTACTAAGTGTATCTCCTCCGTGTAAAAGCTCTTCTGCAAAACCTTTAAGTGATCCAACAGCTGCACCAATACCATTCATAGCGAGGCGCATTAACCCGCCTCCCATTAGATTTAGATATTTGGTATTTTCTTGTACAGCGTCGGTATTATCTTTTACAGCATCTCTATGTTTTGTAGATACTTTAATACCTTCTTTTTGTGCGTCATTGTAGGCTTTTTGTGTTTTAGCCGCTTGGCCTTGGCCGTCGCCGCCATTTGCTTTGGCCATTTTTTCCATGGCCGTGACTAGTCGAGCTAGTGTTACTTCACTTGCAACACCGCTTTCGCCACCTACATTTTCAATTTTAATTTCGTCAGCCACTTATTTTTAGATCCAGTTAAGTACGTATATAAATAAATATGGTATATACATTTACATAGTATTTAGCCAGGAGAAAATATGGAAAACAAAAAAACAAATCCGTTACAGAAATATTTTAGGCAACCTAAGATTTATCTAACGTTACCTAGTGGCGGCCAATTTTACCCTGCGGGAAGTCTTGAAGTATCTGAAAGCGGCGAGTATCCAGTATTTCCAATGACGGCTAGGGATGAAATTATGATTAAAACTCCAGATGCATTGCTTAACGGTGAAGCAACTGTTGAAGTTATTAAAAGTTGTATACCTGCGATAAAAAATCCGTGGGATATGCCAGCGATGGATCTTGATGCTTGCCTTATTGCAATACGAATTGCAACATATGGCGAAAAAATGGAAGTGTCAATTAAAGTTCCAGTTATTGGTGAAGAAAAAGATTTTGATTTAGATCTTAGAGTGATGCTAGATCAATTTTCAAATGTAAACTACAATAGAGAAGTTGAAGTAAATGGCATGAAAGTGTTACTACGTCCTTTATCATATGCAGAGTTTACAGAAACAAGTCGTAAAACTTTTGAAGAACAAAGAATATTTAAAGTTCTAAATGACAGTAATATTAGCGAAGGTGATAAACTTTCTACTTTTAATGAAAGTTTTAAAAAGTTAACAGACCTAACTATGCTTACACTTGAAAAGTCTATTGCAGAAATTCAAGTTGAAGACGAAACAGTTTCAGATAAAGAGTTTATTCGTGAATTTATACAAAATTCTGATAAGACGTTGTTTGAAAAAGTTAGTGATCACGTTGAACAAGAAAGATCTAAGTTCCAAGTTAAGCCTTTAATAGTAGATGCTACTCCTGAAGAACTAGAGAAAGGTGTTCCGGCAACGTATGAAGTTCCTGTAACCTTTGATCAATCAAGTTTTTTCGTATAAGGATATTAGCCTTACCTCTAAAGCAAATTCTTCACGAAGTTGATATCCTAGAAAAAGAAGTGAAGCAAATGCGTTACAATCTGTTCAAACTAGCATGGTACATGCGTGGTAGTATGAGCATCGATGAAGCGTGGGAGCTTCCTCCTGAAGATAGAGAAATTATCAGCGATATTGTAAAAGAAAATCTAGAAACTACTAAGAAAAGCGGATTGCCTTATTTTTAAACTTTTAATAAAAGTTGTTTTACTTGCGCAGCTACGCCTGCTTTCTTAATTTCATTTGCAAGAGCCTTTAAGTCGATCATTGGTTGTTGACTTTTAGGCTGTTGTTGTGGAACTGTTTCAGGTTTAAGTTCTACATTTGAAGACTGTCCAATTTGTGCAATTTGATCATTTGACATTCCTACATCTTGTAGGATATTCATAATAGATCCTGTATCTAAAGGTTCGCCTGCGGCTTTCCATTTTTTAAATAATTTATTTGCTGTAACTACATTGCCAATGTCTTTGGCTTTTTGTTTTATTGCGCCGCCAACAGCACCTGCAGCTTTGCCGATACCTCTTTTAAATTTTGCACCCATTGTGTTTGGGTTGTTTAGTGGAAGTTCTCCTTGAGCAGGATCTGCTTCTGCAAGGAATAATGCAAAACGTTCTTCCATGTCAATTGATTCTGCTTTGTCTCCTACAGGACCAAAGTCACTTAGTTTTTGACTTTTATCAAAGTTTTTATCTACTGGTGTTGCTGTACTACCGCCTTTTAGATCTAATTCTAATTGTTTTTTCTCACTTGATGGAATTGGTTTTGCTTTTTGAGCATCTGTTACTTTACTATCAACAGCGGTCATAGCACCAGTTACAGCAGCCGCTGCTCCTTCGCCCGATGCTTCAATTGTGTTTAAAAGTTTGTCTAAATTGTCACTTGCAGCTGACCATTGCTGTACTTGTTCTGGTGACCATTCTTGTTCTGGAATATTTCCAAGTGCTTCCCAGAGAGCTGTAAGTTCTTTGTTTTGTTCTTGCACTCCTAGCATAAAGTCATGAAACTTTGCAGCTTCTTGATAATATTCAGGAGTAAAGTTTCCTGCGTCTTGTAATGAAAGTTGAAAACCTTCAAAATCACTTATTTGTTCTGGAGTTAATACTGTATCATAGTTGTAATAAAAATTGTTTATATTACCACTCATTGTAAGTTTAGTTGAACCTTCTAGTACATCAGGAGTAAATCCTTTATCTGCAAAGATAGCTTCTTGTGCTGATTCTAAATTTGCTTTATCAAAACTATCAGCCATGCCTGCTAACTGTTCGTCACCTGCTGTTGCAATGTTTTCCCAAACAGCATCTTCAATATATCTAAAGGCTGCACCAGCAAGAGCACCATATGCCGCTGTTTTAAGAGATTTGCCAACAGCACTTGAAAGTTTAGAACCTTGGAGTAAGTCTTTTGTTGAACGTAAAATTAAACCTGCTGCGGCACCGCCTGCAGGTCCTCCTGCAAAAGCCGCTACTGTTGTTAAAATAGCAACACCTAGTGTTGCTTTACCTGGATTTTCTTTTGCCCAGTTACTAACAGCTTCTATGCCTTTTACAATTTTACTGTCGCTATTTTTTGATTTAATATCTGCTTTTAATTTTTCAAATTTTGCATCAGCATTTTGTACAGGTCCTGCATTTTGAACCATTTTGCCAAGTTGGTTAATTTTTTGATCAACTTTCTTTGCAAGATCAACTGGTAATTTTGCAACGTCTGCAGCTTTGCCAGCAAGTGATCTATTCTTGCCACCTGCCATAGCAACTTCTTCTGCACTTCTAAAAATATTTTTTACTTGATCCGGAGTAAGTGTTGCTTCACAAACTTTCACATACTGTTCTAGCAAAGGATGTAATTCTTTTTCCCAACGATTTAATTCAATTTTTTGAGATTCAGTTAAGTCTTGCCAACCTTCTAGCAATATTTTTTGTGTGTTAGGTGCAAATGATTCTACTTCTGTTAGTTTCATAATATACTTGCCAATTCTTTTTTCTGTTGCGGATTAAGTGCTTTAATTTTTTTCATTAATTCTGGTGAAATCTTAGGTTGTGCCTGCTTTGCTTGTTTTGGCATAGGCTTACCAGTTTTATCATCCTTGCCATCTTTATTTGCATCAACAGGTGCAGGCCCTCCAGCCGCTTGCGGCGCACCGCTAGATGCGGGCGCAGGTTTTTGTACGCCAGCCTTACCAAGCATAGCGTCTTTAGCCGCTTGCATAATAGCGGCATTAATCTGTTGTTTAGTAACTACTCCTGTAGGAATATTAGGAACGTTAGCACCTTTAGATTTTAAAAATCCAGCAAGCTCTTCACCAGTTGCTGTTTTTACATCTTTTCCTTGTGTGCCAAGAAACTTTCTAAATTCATTATAAAGATTATTTGCGGTATCAGATAAATCAGCTTTACCAGCAAGGTTACCTGCTTTACCTTTCATGCCAATTTTGCTAAGAACTTTAGCACCAACAGCTTGTCCTGCTTTTTTCATCATTCCAACAGGTGCTTCTTCAATGCTTTCATTTGGAGGATCATAGTCCCACATATAAGAACCAGCACCCATATAACTACCACGCTTATAACCTGCTAGTTGCATTGCGTCATCAGAATCAATGCCTTTTTCTTTAGCCCATTGATATATGTAATAAGATCTTTGGCTATCACTAATATCAGCAAATTTTGCCACTATTTTTGGATCAGCTTCTTTATCTTCTTTAAAAATTACATCAGTTACTCGCATGAAAACATCCTTATTATACTTAATATATTTATGTGTTTCGTTTCACGAAACAAGTTTTCGCTATCGCTCAAACTGTTTACTTCGTATTTAATTATGTATGATAGAAGTGAATTATATATGGAACTCATTATCACGTAGTGATAATGTTTAAGTTTCATGTAGATTGTTTCAGTCAGACGGAACCTGTTACGGTTCCATCTAATCTCAAGGTGCTTCATGTGAGTCCGCTCCAGCCGAGACTTGGAAGTAGGTGTTTATCCGCTGTACAATGGGCTCTGACCTTTCCCAACCTACGTCGACATCAAAATATAGCTTATAAGCAATAATTTCTAAATTATAGCTAATACACTATATTTTTACCCGTTGCTTCGTTCCTAGTGCATACGGTTTTTATGTACAATGTGCGGTGTTTCGATTGCCAACAATCAACCTACGCCAATCAAACGCTCTACTACCGAACGCCGCTCAACGTGTTACGTGTGCTCCTATACGGATGCTTTTTCCACAGCGGTATTTCTAAACTGGCCCGCTAACCTTAGGTGTTGGATTGTTTTGCCTTAATGGTGTGTTCTAGCAAAGCCTTGCGCAATTTATCGGAACCGCCAACTCTAACATTAATAATTCCATTGTAATACTCGTCGCTCTCTAATACACGGCGGTCAAATTGCTCTCTTGCCTCAATGTAGGACATTTCGCCCCTGCCTC